CACCAGTAGCAGTGATTACCTTCGCATGGTTCTAAGTTAGTTTCTTTAGTCGCCTGAATTGACTTCCATATATCCCCGAGTGTTTGGTTTAACTCTGGCATAGTGTATGTAATTTCTTTAGGCGCCATGTCTGTACGTGGTTGGTAGACTATGCAACTAATCTTATAGTCTTCAGGTACGTTGGCCAGGTATCTTGCTATGCCTGCAGCGTAGACTCTTAACTGTAATGAATTTGCCGCAACATTTTTACCCTTGCCATGCTTATAGTCTATGACTGCCGCACCTTTGTCTCCGATGATAAGACAATCTGCCGTACCAAAGCAGCCTTCCTCTGGAAATATAGGAACACCTTTCTCAATGCCGTAAGAAATTACATTGCCGATCATGTCCTTATTGTTTAACCAAAAGGTAATGACATCGACGTATCCTTGAGCGCATGCCATGATCTCATCACCATCGTATCCAATTAACTGCATCTGTAGATCATTAGGAAATGGCACGTCAAAGTATTGCTGTCTAAAGACTGCTTCGCAAACTGAATGGGCAAGTGTGCCTTCCTCTGCATAGACAGAAGTCTCTTCAGGAATGTCTTTGCTTGCTCCGACTGAATAGTGACATACCATCCATCTCTCTGCAGCACTCGGACTAAACTTAGAGTGTGGCGTTGGACGGACAAAGTTTAAAAGATCGTTATGGATCTCTAACTTCCCCAAAATTTTTTTCATGATTATCCCCTCAGATATTATAGTAACTGTTAAATTCCGTCTGTCAAGCCATGGGCCTTCATTACTTCTTGTCTTAGTGTCTCGTTGATTTTATTAAGTTTATCAACTTGATCTTCAAGGTCTTCGATTGTCTTGTCTAGTTCTTCAATCTGTTTTCTTAACGTCTGCATATCTTGACTTGTTTCCACCAAGTACTCAAACGCATCTGGCCCGTAGGCATTCTTTCTTGAACTCATAATCCTCCTCTCTTTCATACTGATTGGGTTATACTTTTCGTTTATACGGATGTTCATATTAAAGTATCCAAAGTTAATTTAATTTCTTGCGATAGCATGTCTTCCACTTTGGTCGTCGCCTCTTCTTTGGCCCGTACTAAACTAAGTATGCGTTGGTCATTAAGGCCAGAAGTCAGGAAGTAGTGCAGCGTCTTCCTGGCCTGGCCACTTCGATGGGTACGTGCCATAGCCTGCTTTACTGCTCCGTCTGTCCATGGATACCCATGGTACAAAGATACAAAAGCATTCTGCAGGTTTAATGATTCTGATCCGCATTTAAAAGTCATACCAAGTACTCGAAACAATCCATCTTTAAAGTCTTTTAGATTCTTTGCTCTGTCTGCTGCTGTCTCTGCACCAGTGATAAGTCTCACATGTTTAGGAAACTTCTCTCTCATCTCTTCTAATGGGAATCTATAGTTAGCGAAAACAAGTAACTGTTGATCGCCTGCATCTAGGTAATCATCTACCCATTCCATCATGTATGGGGTCTTTGCCCTGGCCAGGCGTTCAAGTAGCGCCATGTATGCCTCGGGCTCTTCGATGTTAGCATCGGCAAGTAGCTTATCGTCTGGAAGTCCTAGATCAATTGCAATCTCTTGTTTGTCAGGAAGGTCAATACAATCTTCGACTCTTCTATAATGTACAAATGGTGATAGTAACTGTTGAAGTTTATCCTCGTTTGCTACGCCTTCCCACTTGTTCGCCTTCATTGATTTCTTGCGCCCGTTTCTGCCTTTAGTCCATGCAATTTCTTTTTTCTTAGAAAATGTGCGCTTCCAATTCTCAAACCTAACTGTGTCTAGTAGGCGCTTACTTGCCTCTTCGATGGTTGGGCTAGTGCATAGTACCCATGAGGTATAGAGCTCTGTCGCTGCGTTTGGCATTGGCGTTCCTGTTAGAAGCATTATGCGTCCATCTTTAAACTGCCCTGTTACTTTAGTCATCTCAGATAGAAAGTCTGATAGTGCTCTGATCCTGTTAGTCTCTGGTGATTTTAGATAATGTGATTCATCGAAGATCAGCATTCTAATATCCATATACTTCAATGACTTCACTGCATTGTGTAGTTGTGAGTATGGGTAAATTACCATTGAGGATAGAATGTCAGGTGTGTTGGTATGGCATTCTACTTTCCAAGTGGGGACTGCCGACTTAGGGACTATGACCATAAACTTAGGCGCCTTAACGCCTTGTTTTCTAAGATTTGCTATGTGCTCTCTAGCTAACCATAGCGTTGATAAGGTTTTTCCTAGTCCCATGCCATGCCAGGCCAGTGTACCTATCATCTTAGAGGTCTTGTGAAATTGCATCAGATCCGATTGATGCTGTCTTGGTTTTATAATCATTAATCCCCTCAGATTAAATCATCTAATGCTTGAGTATCGGTAAGTGTTACATGATCCTTTAGTAAAGAAAAGAAATATTCGGCACGATATTCGTCGTCGACTGTCTTATCCATCGGTTGCCACAATTTGGCCGGCGTTAATCCTGTCCTATGTACTGATACTCTTTTGAATCCTGCTAATGCAAGTAAATGTCCGACTTGTAGCTTAGTCTTTCTTGTAGCATTCTTTAATCCTGCTCTAAGTATGACGTCTGTTGTACTGATAGGATGATGCTTTGACGCCACGTCTACTATGTCAAACGCCTTGCTGAATATTGGAGAGTTTAAGACTCTAATCAAGTATGCTTTACGTACTGATACGTCTCCGATTGATACATTTGAATCTTCAATGAATCCTAACATGTCTTTAATATTTCTTAGCTCTTTTAAAGTAGCTTTTGATGTCATTTTTAATAATTTATCTTTGATCTCGTTGCTTTCTAGGCTGTGCAATTTTTGCAATATTTCTTGTCTCATATATCCCTCATTTTAATTGCCTTTGGTTTGCACCTATCGGGAAGGCGAGCTCCGACTTCATTATTTTTTCTTAGAAGTTTTCTTGCTTACGAGTTTCTTTGACTTTCCTGCTGAACTTAGAGCGATAGCAATCGCCTGCTTTTGTGGCTTCCCTGCTTTCATTTCTTTTTTGATGTTAGCAGATACGGTTTTCTTAGATGTTCCTTTCTTCAATGGCATAACGCCTCCTATGATTTTAGTCCTTCACTATTGATGGACTTGGTGTTGATAAGATCCCTTAGATAGTCTTCAAAGATTTGCCCTGCCTTGTACGGAACGCTCCCTAGATTGTATGGGGTCACTTTGTTTCCGTCGTGACTGAATCCGGCCAGGTGACAAAATTCATGGTAAAGATTTCCTGCTCTTTGATAGACATCTAGCTTCGTCTTTCTCAAGTTTATAAAAATAGTCGTACCCTCTGCATGCCCTATCGACTTACTCCAAGGTAGAAAAGATTTATATCCCTCGATGGTTATTTCAGCGTAATGTGCATCTAAGTAAAGTCCTTGCGCCACTTCCACTGGTGATAGTGATGTGTGGTTGTATTGCTTTACTTCCGCAATTTTCTTCATAAATGCTCTGTCTTGGCAGTGATCTTCTAAAAGTCGTGCCGATGCCCTAATGATAGGGTCATCGACGTTTACTTTGACTTTCATTAGTAGCATCTCTCTGCTTCATAGCTTCGGTTGCATGCTTCGACTGCGTAAGGTCGCCCGTAAGTAGGAATTTGCTCTGCTTGGCATTGGATGCGCATGTGCTCACGTGATCTGCATTCGTTGTCGTCGTAACGTCCGCACGATGCAATCAATAGCATAATAAAAATTAGTCCTGTTCTCATTTTACCCTCCGTTTGAGAAAAGATTTAATCTGGTACGTTTTACAAGTGTTGTACCTTATCCACTGTCTGTATATAAACCATGTGATGTATGACGATAAGAATGCCACTTTTATAAATTCCCACTCAACGATCATAATGTCCTCCGATGATTAAATGCTATCGGTGACATTTTGTGATCGTCAAGAATTAAAAAATTCATCTTCCTGTCTTTCTATTTCATCCGCTAACATGCGAAGACTTTTGATCGCTTCAAGGGTCATAAGTCTACGCTCGCCATCGATGTGTTCAAAAGAGGCGTAGAGCGTGTCGTCCACGCTCTTTGCCACTTGTCTGATTTGTCTTGTTATCTTTGCCACGTTAAGGCTTCCTGATCCGTCGATGTATTTCATTTTCGACTCCTGTTTAAAATTTCCCTACGTTTGGTTAGATAGCAAGTTTTTCCAAATTTTCGTGGTTTCATTTTGAATACCTTTTGCCTTCCATAAACTCAAAATACTTTTGTGCTTTCAATGGGTGGTCGAATCTTGCTTGTGTTGTATTGTCTTGGGTGTTGACGACTTCCACGCCTACAACTTTTAAATTGGTGTGAAAGTTTGGGTGGGTGTAGAGTGTTCTTCGTGCATTGGTGTCGTCAATTCTAATAATACAGTGATCTAGTACCGATGGGCCTCCTAAGCTTCGTCGGTTGCCTATCATCAATGGGATTTTGGCCAGGCCGCTTGATCTGCCTATCTCGCCCATAACGTGATACTCCTCATTCCATGATCTTCCTGTCTCTGTGTCTCCGTACCATATGCGGACACGTCGACGTGAATGGTTTAGAAGGGTCAAAAGTTCTTTAATTTGTGGGTGTGTTGATTCTTTGAATGTCATTTTGTTTGCTCCTGTTTTAGTGCGTTTCTAAGTATGTGTTGCGCTTGTGTCATGTTGTACGACTCTCCGACTTTCTGGTAGTTTGTGCTTCCACCATTGGAATACATGCGAACGTCGAAGATAATATGCTTTCCGCCTGATAGGTTGACTTCGATTGTGTAGGGGCAAGTCGCCAAGTCTGGGCGTAGAAAAGTTCTATTGTTCTTGGTGTGGTATTTCCATTTCATGCGCATGGTTTTAATCCTTTATGTTGTATTGAAGGCAAATGGCCGAAGCGTATATGTGCCCGTTTCCATCTTTTGCAATATCTCTGAACGCCTGTTTAACTTCGTCCGTCATGCTTACGTTGTCGTGATACAAGTAGGAAATTAATTTTTTCTGCTGTTCTGAAATATTCATATCTGGCAGGTTTTCCATAAAGTCTTCGTGCTCATGTGTGAGAATATAATCTAGTACGTTTATCAAATATCTATTACCCATAATCTTACTCCTGTTAGTTTAAATTAATGAATCTTTCTACGTCGT